ATGGTAAGAAACATAATTCATATCAGTGTTCTATCTCTCCTCATTTAATTGATCAATCCTTTTGGTTAGCATGGGTATTGAGATTGACTGCAAAATACTGGGGAATGGGTAAGAGTAGTAGAGATTTTAAAATGAGAAAGTGGGATGGTCATTTTGATGGCTATGATATCTGGACTAACTTTGCATACAAAGGAGATGATAATCCACAACATAACCATGCAGGACTTTTATCAGGTGTAATATACTATAAAAATCATGGCCATCCTACAATATTTGATGAGTATAATGTTGGTTATGAGGGAAACGATGGAACAATGATATTGTTTCCATCACAAGTTCTACATCATGTAAAACCACAAGTTGTTGATACTGAGAGAATTACTTTGGCATTTAATATTGTGAAAAATGATGCCCTTTGATGCCTATCGTTGTTATCTTTCTCTAAAAAATCACTTTACTAAAGATCACTATGATTACATAAAGTATCGTGGTAAAACTAGAGCAACGGTTCAAGCTTTTTATAAAAGGAAAGATCGATTCTGGTTTGAGAAGTTTGCAAGACAAAAGAATGATAAGGAAGTAGAAGAATTTTTTGTATCTAATTTCATACACTCTACTGATCCCGGAACAATGTGGATCGGTGAAATGATAAGAGAAGGTGAAGGTAGATATACGGATTGGAAGAAAAAAATACAATCATTATCATACATTTTCAAAGAAGAAACCCATGATCTTTTTACTGATAGAAAAGTTGATGATGTATTTGATTGTTCAAAAGGACATCCACCAATTCTCCGAAATTATTTGAGTGGGAAAACCTCACTTGAAACTTTAGTAATATGTGATAGAATATTTGAATATGGAAAAGAGTTTGATCAAAAACTAAATGATCCCGTGTGGGAAACCGTAAGTTTAAAGATTAAAAAATACTCTCCTTTCCTAAATATAAATGTACCTCGTTATAAAAAAATCTTAAAAGAAATAGTCCTATGAGTTTTTTCGATTCAGAAGTTGTCCGTGCTGAAATGGCAGAGATTGCAGAACTTCAAGAAGAAGTTTATCCTAATGTCTTTAAATTTCCTAGCATGAATATAGAAGATCAACGTTATCATGTTGACCTCCTAGACAAACTTTGCGAAAAGCAAAAAGTTCTCTATGCTCGTTTAAGTTTATCTGATGATCCAGAGGCACAACAAATGAAGGATAACATTCAATCTGGGGCAACCTCGATGGGACTTCCTAAAAATGTTGATGTCCAAACATTGTTTAAACAAATGGGTGAGATGGTTGATCTCATGAGAGATACACTTGACTATCAATAAATTTGACCTATAATAGGTACGCACAAGCCAAATCTAATTAATCTAAAAATCTATGTCTTTTTCAGATCTAAAAAAACAATCCAAACTCGGTTCTTTAACATCTAAACTTGTTAAGGAAGTTGAGAAAATGAATAATACTGGTGGTGGAAACGGTGATGACCGTCTCTGGAAACCAGAAGTTGATAAGACCGGTAACGGTTTTGCTGTAATTCGTTTCTTACCTTCTCCAGAGGGTGAGGACATTCCATGGGCAAAGATGTATTCACATGCATTTCAAGGGCCTGGTGGTTGGTACATTGAAAATTCTTTAACTACTACTGGTGGTAAAGATCCTGTTTCAGAACACAATCGTGAACTCTGGAATAGTGGTAATGAATCCGATAAGGATACTGTTCGTAAGCAAAAACGTAAGTTATCTTACTATGCAAATATCTACGTTGTAAAAGATCCAACTAATCCTCAGAATGAGGGTGGTGTATTTCTTTACAAGTTCGGTAAAAAAATCTTTGATAAGGTTATGGAATCCATGCAACCTGAGTTTGAGGATGAAACTCCAATCAATCCTTTTGACTTTTGGCAGGGAGCAAACTTTAAATTGAAGATCGTTAAGAAAGATGGATACTGGAACTATGATAAGTCAGAGTTCGATGCAGTAGCACCACTACTTGATGACGATGATGCGTTAGAAGCAATATGGAAGAAGCAATTCTCTCTTGCTGCTGTAACTGCTCCAGATCAGTTTAAATCTTATGATGATCTTTCAAAACGTTTGAAGTATGTCTTAGGACAAAGACCTCCTGCTCGTATGGTGGATGAGGATCTTGAGGATCTAAGTGAAGGTAAAAATTACACACCTGATTTTAGTTCTCGTAAAGAACCAGTTGCTACAGCAGTAGCATCTGCTAGTTCAGATGAAGATGATGCACTATCATACTTCCAAAAACTTGCGGAAGAGTAGGGGAAAATCGACTTTTAATTTCAAAAAAGTCGGAAAAAAATTCCGCCAAAAAAATTGACCTATTAGGTTTTTTTATTGGTACAATCTTATATTTTCTGCTTTCTTAAGGGTTTCATCCACATACTGGGTGGAACCTTTTTTATATGTCATCATATCTTCCATATCATCCATGACTAGACCCAGATATCTTGTCTTTAATAAAAATATATTTCTTTTATCATCTTCTATCTTCTCTTCATATTGATAGTTAGTAACAGAAGTCACTGCGTTCGCACTTATGATAGTTTTTTGTTCTTTTAACCACCAATCATAATAGGAAAAACTAAAATCATTTTCTACTTCCAATCCTTTCTCTAACATTACTACTCCCTTACTATTTTTTAACTCTACAGTTTCATAGTGATGAATAGATTCTAGATCTGCATATGTTCCATACTTATCTAAAAGAAATCTATCAAAATCTCTTTGAGTTAAAGGCCATTCAGTTTGAATATTAACTACATTATTGCAAGTTAAAACTAACCAATCTAAAGAAGAATCTTGGTAAAAATCTTGTGCCACATTATCTGGTCTGTCATCCCCTTTGATTTGATATTTTTGAAATGTTGCTAAATCTTGAAATATATCAGGTCTTAGTTCTCCTTTTTTAAAAAGATTTTTTACAGCAATATAATCTGATATCTTTGCATCTGGAAGACGACTTACATATTCAAAATCTGGAATTTGTTTAAAATAATTTGACATTTTAGAAACCTACCTCTACTGGATTACCTGTACCATAATCATCATTAAATACTGGTTCAAGTTCAGTGAACGTCATTGTTATATTATATTGTGACATAACACCATCACTAAATGTTGAATAATTTCCTGTGGGAGTATATTGAACACCAAATGATTGTAATGCACACTCTTTAAATTTATTTAAGAATGGATGATTTCTACCCTCTCCACCATCACCTCTAAATTTGTATGCTAATTGAAAAGTATGTGGTGATTTTAAAAATAAATTTGATTTACTTCTAATTGGTGCCATTCCTTGTTTAAAGAAACGAATAATTCTAATTACTTGTTGTGCTTCTCTAGGATTTCTTGGAGATAAAGTAAAATTAAAATTAAATGGACGTAAGGATGGTGCACTGAATAATAATTCTAAGTTTGGATTAACTATCGCACCACTTTTTCTTGTTAATAAATTTTGATTACCTGATGCTTTACCTGCAAGAATAGCAGCAATACCAGCTTTTGCCTCTTCACTATTAGCTGCTACCTTTTCAGCAGACTTTTGAAATGAATCAATACCAGCACCAAGACCCTCTGTAATACCATCTAATGCTGCTTGTGCCAATGCTACTTGTATGGGGTTCATACTATCAGGGCCCCATTGAACTGCTTGACTGTCTGATATACCAGCAGGAATTGGTAAAATTACACTACCTATTATTCTTCCTTTAGTTTCTCTTTCTGCAAAACCAAATGTCTTTTCATTAAAATCTTTTGGCACATACTTCATCATATTAAATTTCATTACATCTTGTCTGGTATTTCTTATCTTTTCAGGAAATACTAAGTTACCAAATCCACTTGTCTTTGTGTTTGCATTATCAGCACCAGTTCCTGATTGTAATGCAGTAAGACCACTACTTAATTCTGCGGAAGTTATTTTAAAATCATCATTAGCACCATTACCACCCATTAATTGTTTTGTTTCTGCATTACT